TGGATCTTCCGTCATCCTTACTTGTTCAGGTGTTTTTTTGTCACCCTTAAACAGAATGTTGTAAACGTCAGCGTCTCCTCCAGCTAGAGGTTTTACCTCATTTCGTAAACCTACTCTCTCTAGCTTCATAGGTTTTAATTCAGGAGCCGTGTTTTTGATTAAGGTTCCTGTTCCTTTAGTAAAACCTAAATCCATAACAGCTACTAAATTAGCCGCTTCGTTTGGATGAGTTTCCTTAAACTTTTCCCACGCCTCCGTTCCTTGACCAGCAGCGTTCCAAGCTAGTTGACCTCCTTCCGTTTCCATTAAGGCTTTAAACTGTTCTTTAGCACCCTCTCTAAGACCCTCAGGGAGCATACCAACTCCTGCCCCTGCTCCGAACATTACCATCTCAGAAGCAGAATCAAACATCATAGACAAAGGAGTAGTCATTGTTTGAATTAAAACAGAACCTAAGTTTGTACTCTGCCTGTACTGCTCCTTTAAAACTTCCGGGTCAGCCAGAGCAGCCTGCAGTCCTTCAATAGTGTTTGCTTGCGCCGTACTAGCCATTCTTTCAAACACTGCCGCTTGTCTCTGGATACCCCTCTCGTAAGGCTCAGAGAAAAATCTGTTCCACAGGGAAGTCTTCTCTGTCTCTACGTCAGAGTTATCTAGTGCAACTGCGTCAGCTTCCATAGCCCTCTGAAAAGCAGACTCATCGTCCATCAATAACTCTTTCTTCTTTTCCTCAGACACCATAGGCTCACCTTCGGCAGGTGTTCCTATTGCTCTTTGAAATGCCGCCATATCTTCATCAAAAGACATTTCTACGCTCCAATTTTCTTGAATTTACCATCCACTAGTTTGTATACAGTACCGTTGGGTCCGTCAGGTGCGTAGAATACGTTACCTGTTTCAGGATCTTTATGGTATCCCACAGCCTTGTACTCAGGCCTATCCCATTCAATAGCGTCAGCAGGAGCAACGCCGGAGGCTAGCTTCTGTACGTTCAACAGGTGCTTCTTGATAGTTGCAAGCGCCTCGTTCTGCGCCTCTCCTGACATACCTACGTAGATAGCATCAATAGTAGACTGTAAAGACATAAATTCAATGTTAGAAATTTGTCCTAAGCCAGTACCAGAGGCTCCTGACTCAGCCGCGAGTATCTTCATTTCGTTGATCTGGTCAAAGCCAAGTCTAGCCCTGATTGACAAAAGTTCTTTCTCGCGATCATACGCAGGAAATCCGGGCACTCCCGCAGTTACACCCCCGACAAAACCTTCCTCCATAAATCCGGGGTCCATCAGCTTATCTATGTCTTGGATAAAGCTAGTAGTCTGTGCGATAAGGTTCAAGGCAGAGTCCCTGTCACCCTCGCCCTTATCAGGAGGAGGTAGGGTACTGATTAGTGATCCATCGTCAGCGTCTAATACAGATACTGAACCGTCCTCACGAGCTATTGTTTTAATACCTTTACTTGCTGCAGGAGCCTCAGGTTTAAAAGGACGCTCGTACAAGACTTCTCCGGTAGGTGAAACTAACGCACCACCGGGAGATAAACTAACAGGTTTTGCTGGCTCGGTTGTAGCCAAGCTCTTTAGATACTCAGACGCGCTGATAGCCCTACTACTAAGCGCCCTCACAGCATTAGTATCCCCTCTCTGTCTAGCAGTGTTAATAGCCTCTCGTAGCTGCTGTTGCTCCCTAGCTCCTTCTGCTCGCCTCGTTGCCTCTGCACCAGCCTGCTCAAGACCGGCTACTTGTTTCTGAGTAGCCATCTTAGCAGCATCAAGAAACAACTTAGACAACGCATCGTTGCCTTCAGTAGCGTACTTCTGGCCTATGGCGTTAAGCTGTGCAGGATTGTTAGCGTACTGCTGAAGCAACGCTTGTGCTTCTTGAGCAGCAGCCTCTTCCCTCTGTTTCTCTTTACGAGCAGTAAGCATACCTCCCAAGCCTTGACCAAAGGCTGAAATAGGCGCTCCTATTTGTTGTCCGATGTTAGCCCCGGACTGCGCTAGCATACTAGCTATTCCTGACATATTAGCCATCATTCTTTCCTCTCTTTAGGGCATCCACCAAGGTTTACCGGATCCTGTCAAAAGACCGCCTAAGCCTCCCAACAAACCGCTGTAAACACCGCCGTACAAACTACCGTATCCTGTCCTAAGTCCTAATTCTGCTTGCAGGTTGGACATAGCAGTCTCTAGATCAAACTCACCTTGCTGTCTACGTGCCACATCAGCCATACCAGCGACGTTTAGGGCAGGACTAAGGGCAGACAAGAGTGCAGCCTGAGGTGCGTAGCTCTGCTGCAAGAACTGACCACCTAGTTGCGCCTGCTGTGCTTGCTCTGCTTGCGCCTGTTGCATAGCAGCCAAGATAGCCCTATCTCTAGCCTCTGACTGCGCTTGTTCCATAGCGAGTGCTTCAGGCGTTCCTCCAAACATAGACGTACGTACTCCTAAGCGTCCCTGTTGAGCCAGACGCTCTTCTAGTGCTAGCCTCTGTCTCTCTTCCTCAGGAGCCTGTGCAGCCCGTATACGCTGATACACCGCAGCCTCACGATCAGTCGTTGGCATCTGCGCCTGACCAAATAACTGCCCAGCACCGCCAAACAACTGTTGTTGCATAGCTTGCTGTTCAGGAGACAACGCATATGTAGTGCCTCCAGTAGCAGTCGTTGTTACTGTACTGCCTGACGGACCTGTTACCGTAAAAGGCTTAAAGGTAATGTCTGGAGGAGTAATTCCAGTGTACGAGGGTGTAAAAGTACCTGTTTCCTCGTCGTAAGAACCGTATAAATTAGCAATTTCAGAGGGAATTAACCCAGATGTAATATCGCCAAGCGTGTCACTTATCCAACCCATTAGTAAGTACCTCCGTCAATCGTTCCTGTAGACAGAGTTCCCGTAAACGTCAACGCTGGGATTGTCACAGTGCCTGTAAAGGTAGGTGACGCTGTGTCTGCCTTACTAGAAATTGCTGTTGCAATATCATTAAACTCAGTGTCAAATTCGCTACCACGAATGATCTTACCGCTATCTCCAGAAGGTAAACTGTCCTTAGCAGTAAAGTTAGTTGTTTTGGTATAATTACTCATACTGTTTTACCTATAAGTGCTAATACGTTAATTTCTTGGAGAGATAAGAAAGACCCATTGATGTCTGCCTCTAAACCTATCGTAATAATACTACCGTTTCCTGTTGTATTAACAGGGTTTCTAGTGGTTAGTTCTCCACCTGTAAACTCACCTATGCCAAACTCGTCAACACCGTAGTACGCTGGAGTCTGGTTGCCTACACTAAACTCGTAAGTGTTAAAGTCTGTTGCAAAATCGTAAGCCCACTTCATAAATACTGTAGTACCACTAGCACCAACAATGGTAGGTCTTAGTTTCTTGAGCAACTTTGTTTTAGACGGGTCTCCAAAAGTCAAACCGGGGCTATAGTACCTAAACCGATAAGACGTAGTGTTATCAGAGTACCCTGAGTAAGTTCCTATGCCGTCAGAGGTTCCTATGTACAACGTACCGTCAGTCTTTAGCTCAAAAGACTTGTGAGGCACAGAAGTCCATCGTGTAACCCTGTACGCTCCGTTTTCTAACCTTCCTTTTAGATCAAAGCAGTACACTGTTTGCTGATCTGGAAACGCTATTAGATAAAAAGAGTTTTCAGGGCTATACACAGATGCCGTAGGCAACGTCCTATTTTCTATTAAACTAACAATCTCAGTCTTTACGTTCAAACTAAGATCGGACAGAGGCAGAGACTTCTCTTGGATAGTACGCCCAAGACTCCTGAGACCTGAGTTAGACATAAAGAGTACGTCTGTACCTATGTGCTGTACAGAATTTCTACAGATGCACCCAACTCCAGCTACAGTATCATATAGAGCCATACTAGCTGGACTAGACGCTCCTTCGTATACAAGTATGCTGTGCTTACCAAATATAATCAGAGCGTTATTGTGTGCTGCTAACGCCCTTACTTCATCGTATCCATCAGGCCAAGCCTTAGATACATCTATAGAACCACTGGAACCACCAGTGAAGTCTGTGCCTATCAACAGATCAGACCAATAAATTGTCTGGGTGTCTGTTGCGTTATCTACGACCCAGAGCCTGCCGTAAGCCGCTAGAGCCTCGTGACACTTCAATGTAGCATCAGTAGCAGTGCCATTAGCTACAGTAAACGTACGTAACCCTGTAGCATTGTCGTACACCAGAGGGTCGTACCCACGTTGGAAGAAGTAAGCCTTGTCGTTAAAGTTTACAATCTTCCAGTTGTTAGCAGTAATCGTGTAAGAAGCGGGAGTAACGTCAGTCA